AAAAATGCCTAACAAAAGCATTCAAGAACTTTTTAAAAAGTATGATATAAACGGAAGTGGTGATGTTACGGAAGAAGAAATGAAAAGAGCAACAGAAATACTTGAACTTGAATTGAGAGAAGAGAAAGCTGAAGCACAGAAACGTATGTCATGGGTTTCAATTCTTAGCATGGTTGTATTTACTGGAATATTATTTACACCTTTGGTGCCTGAATCAAGAGTAGCTGCATTAGGTGATTTGTTGGGATTGTTTTATCTGGGGCAAGCATCAATTGTTGGTTTTTATTTCGGTGCACAAGCATACATGTCAAGGAAGTAATAAATGGCAATAGCAGACGAAGAAAAACGGTTTAAAAAACTTCTTGGTGAGTTAAGAGAAACTAATCAAGAAATAAGAAAATCAACAACAAAAAATGAAGCAGCAACAGCTGTTGTTGATATTATAAGAAATGATTTTGATACACTGGTTGGTGATATTAAAACTCTTGGAAATGATATTGCATCTTCTGTTCCTGGATTGCGTTCTGTTGTTGGAATAGGAAAATATTTTGGTGGCAAAGCAACTAAAGGATTAGTAGATTTATTTAAATTTGAAAATAAAGAACAAAAAAAACTTAGGGAAAGTTTAGGTTTCAATTCTAAAAAAGAATTTGAACTAGCTAAAAAACAAGCAGATAAAAACAAAGCTAAAGAAGATGCAAGCCTAAAACAACTTGAATTAATACAAGAAAGTATTAAAATTTTAGAACCTTCATTGACACCAGATGAATTAGCTAAAAAATTAGAAGATTCAGCAAAAAAATATGGGGTTGATAAACAATTTATTAATAAATTTTTAGGAAAAAAAGAACCAGTTGAAGCAACTTTAGCAGACAGTGTTGTAAAAGCAATTACACCAAAAGATGATAAAAAAACATCCGCAGATCTTGAAGCAAAAAGAGATGAACAAAAACTTGCAGAGAAAAATACTAAAATCTTAGAAACAATCAATGATTCTGTTCTTGGATTAGGCAAAGGATTAGATAGTTTAAAAGAAAAAAGTGGATTTGGTCTTGGTTTAATTGCTGCCCTGATTGCTGCTCCAGTAATTGCTTTGGTAGAATTCTTCAAAACTATAGGAAAAGATTTAAAATTTTTAACAGATTTAAAAATAGGTGATGTATTTAAACCTCTCAAAGGATTGGTTAGTTTTTTTGACAAAATAGTAGATGGTTTCAAAAAAACTAAATTAGGAGAATATTTTTTCAAAAATTTATCATTAGATTTTTTATTTGATTTGTTTGACAGTGTATCATTAGTTTTTGATGGAATCAAAAACACATTTAAAAGAATAATTAATCCTATCAAAAGGTTTGGATCTTTTATAGGCAGAATAATCAGAAGTGTGTCTGCAAGTATAAGAAGATTTATAACTCCCATCGTAAGAATTTTTGAAAAAATAATTGATATAGCAAAGAGTGCTGCAGGATTTTTAAATGGATTTAGTTTCATAGGAAATATAGCAAAAACAATTGGTAGAGTATTAGGAAAATTATTTCTTCCTATTACTGTTATTATGGGTGTATTTGATTTTGTTTCTGGTTTTATGAAAGGATACGAAGAAGGTGGTATAATTGAAGGTATTAAACAAGGTGTTATAAATTTTCTAGATGAAGCTATAGGTGGTATATTAAGGATGCTAACAGGTGCAGCTGCTTGGATTCTTGAGTTTCTAGGATTTGATAAACTTGCTGCATCACTAACAGCTGAAGTAGATAACATATTAGATGCAGTATTTAGTGCTGTTTCTGGAATTGTTGATATTGTTGTTGGAATTTTTACATTTGATGCAGGAAAAATACTTGGTGGATTGGGACAAATATGGGATTCAATTACAGGGATATTCCTTTCTGCATTTAATATTCTTGAAGCATTTGTAAGTGATATATTCGATTTTCTTGGATTTGATATTAGTTGGAATCCATTAACTATTATCAAGAATTTCTTTAGTGGTGTTTATGATTTCTTCGCAGATCTTTTCGGATTTGGTTCTGATAAAGAAGCCGAAGTTGAAGGAGAAGCCTCGACCAGTCCATTTGATGTTGTTAAAACTTTCTTTGGTAATGTGTTTGGTTATATAGGTGAGAAATTTACTGCATTTAAAGATATGATTTTTGGATTTCTTCCAAGCCTACCTTCAATATCCGAAATTACAGATAGTTTAATTAACTTTGGAAAAATGATCTACAATCCAGAAACTGGTGAAGTATTTGGATTTACACTACCAGAACTTCCGAGCATTTCCGATATATGGGGAATGGTGACAGGATTTGCAAGCAAAATATATGATCCTGCTACTGGTGAAGTATTTGGATTCAAGTTGCCTGAATTACCTTCTATCTCTGATATTTTTGATACAGTTGTATCCTTTGGTAAAAAGATATATGATCCTGCTACTGGTGAAGTGTTTGGATTCACAATGCCTGAATTACCTAGCATTTCTCAAATATGGGATACTGTTACAGGATATGCGAAGAAAGTGTATAATCCAGAAACTGGTGAAGTATTTGGGTTTAAACTTCCTGAATTGCCTAGTATTTCACAGATATTTACTACAGTAAAAGATTTTGCTAGCAAAATATATGATCCAACTGCTGGAACAGTATTTGGTTATTCTCTACCAGAATTACCCTCAATAAGTCAAATTTGGGATAAAATTTCTGGATTTGCCATGAAAATTTATGATCCAACTGCTGGAACAGTATTTGGTTATACGTTGCCAGAATTACCTAGTATTTCTGACATATTAACCAAAATAACTGATTTTTCTAAAAAGATTTATGATCCAACTGCTGGAACAGTATTTGGATTCGCACTTCCAGAACTACCATCCATTGCAATGATTGTTGATAAAGCAAAAGAGTTTGCTTACAAGATATACAATCCTGAGACTGGTCAAGTATTTGGATATGCATTACCAGAATTGCCTTCAATATCTGATATAACAAATAAGATTATTGACTTTTCTAAAAAGATTTATGATCCAGAAGCAGGAACAATATTTGGATTCTCGCTTCCAGAACTACCTTCAATTAGTCAAATTACAGACAAAATTGCAGGATTCGGAAAAAATATTTACAATTCTGAGACTGGTGAAGTGTTTGGATTCTCAATGCCTGAGTTGCCAAGTATTTCAGATATTACATCAAAAGCTGAAGATTTTGCTAAAAACATTTACAATTCTGAAGATGGAACAATATTCGGATTTGCATTACCAGAACTTCCAAGCATTTCTGATATACAAACCAAATTGGAAGGATTTGCAAAGAAAATATATGATTCTGAAACAGGGACAATATTTGGATTTGCGATACCAGAATTGCCATCTATTAATGACATTACAACAAAATTAGAGAATTTCTCTAAAAATATATATGATTCAGAAACTGGCTCAGTATTTGGTTACACATTACCAACATTACCTTCAATATCAGATATTCTAACGAAGGCAACAGAATTTTCTAAGAAAATATATGATCCAGCAACAGGTGCTGTATTTGGATTTGTTTTGACAATGCCTGCACTTCCATCAATTGATGACATTAAAAATAGCATCTTGGGTATGATTCAAGATGTCTGGAATTACATCAAAGGATTATTCAAATTTGATACGTTCTCAGATGCACTAGCTTCTGCTATCAATATATTCTTTATGCCTTACAATTTAATTCTAGGAATGGTTGAAAGCGTTTGGAACTACATCAAAGGATTATTTGGATTTGATACTACACAAGTTAAAGAACCAGCAGAATCAACAGCTGTAGGTGGTGTAGGTGGGCTTGTTGTGAACTTCTTAAATCTGGCAATTGATAAAGTCAAGAATCTGTTCAATTTTGATTCGATATCGAAAACATTAGAAACTCTAAATCCATTAAAACTTCTTACAGATTTTGGAACTAAAGTAGGCAATTTCTTTGATGGTATATTTAATTTTGACGGGATAAAGAAAACATTAATGGATAATATTCCATTTGCAGATGTTTTGTTTGGAGATGGAGGAGATAGTCAAGAAGAAGCCAAAAAAGAAGCAGTTCCATCTATCAATATTCAACCAATTGATTCAAAAAGTGTTCTTTCTAGCATATTTGGTGAAGTAAACATACTACAAGAACTTGGAATCATCTTTGGTAATTTAATTGATAATCTTGTCACATATCTTGATACATTCCTTGGAGAAGCATTAGGAACACTTTATACATCCAGAAAAGAAAGTTATGAAGATTTACAAAGTGATCTGAAGGGTGAGTTGGAAGAATCTAGTCCTGACGAAGATGATCTTAAAAAATTAGCATTGAGGGCTAAAGAAATTGGTCTAAGTCGAGACCAATTTATAAGATTGGCAAATAACCCATCTGTTGATCTTGCTACACTCGAGGCATCTACAAATGGTGTGAACAATAGAACATTGTCAATGGAAGAAGGATCTAAAGAGATGGCTGCAAATCAACAGCCAGTAGTCATTAACAATGTCACAAATAATAATGTAACACAAGGTGGTGGAGGTGCTGCTGTAATTCCAATGCCTAAACCTGTCACCAATCCTCATTCACAACTACTGGCTGCTGTTGCAGCTAGTGTTCTTTAAAACTTACTCGTTAGCAAGTTTCTCAAAATAACTCATTGCACTGTCTTCATCATCATCTTCAGTTACCATACTTGGGACTGGAGATGATTTGTAGGAAGGTGTATATTCTTCCTCATCATCAATCACTTCAGCAATTGGTTTACCAACAGACTGTTTGCCAGTCAAAACAGCATCCAGCCTTTTTCGAAGCTCATCATAACTCTTGAAGTTTGATTCTCCAAGAAAGTCAGAAAGAGAATGTGTTTTGGAAATCACTTTCTCAATCTTATCATCATCACCAATCTTTGAAACTTTGTCAAATTCGCTCTTGTCATAATTCCAGTAACCATCTACCTTGCGAATCTTCAGTTTGAAATTTGCTCCTTCCCATGCATCAAATGGATTGATCGGTGTTTCATCTTCAAATTCTGGTTGCATTGCTTCCATGATTTTGTCAAAGATTTTCTTGCCATACTTGTAAAGCATGACTTTACCTTCATTATCAGGATTTGATGAATCAGAAACAACCAACACATTACTGTAGTATTGTAGCTTGCGTTTTTGTTTTCGAGCAATCTCTTTATCAGTCTCAATGCCTGAATTCCAAAGCCCAGAGTTATGCTCGCAACATGGACATTTTCCGTTAACGGATGTCAAGCAATTCTCAATAAACCACATTCCAGTTGGTCCTTGGAATGCGTGATTCCATACACGAACCCATGGAAGTTGATCTCCTTCTGTAGCTGGAAGAAATCTTAGAACAGCAAATCCATTCCCAGATTTATCTACCTGTGGCTTCCAAAGTCGATCATCAATGTATGATGCTTTTTCAGTTGGGGATTCTTCTTTTGCTACTTGAGCCAGAAGTTTGTCGAGTGCGTTGTTTTTGCGAAGTGAGCTAATGTTAGACATGGTATTCTCCGTATGTTGTCGTATGTTTAAGTATTTCACAAATTTCATCATATATCTTATTTATCTTACTACAAGATAATATTATAGTCAAGTTTTTTATTCAACTTTTCAAAAGTAATATACTTGACATTCTCATATTCAGACCACTCTTCTACCTCATCTCCATCTGGAGTGGCTTGATAAAATTTGGTTTTGGGATAATCTTTGAAATTAACAGCATGCTGATTTTTCCAATTGACAGATGGAACCTCATTCGCATCTTGAGGAATGTAGTTTGAAGTCCCTTTATAGACATTGTTCACCTTTCCTGTATCTGACTTCATGTCAAAACCAATCATGTAAACTTCTTTGGGTTCATAGTCAATCATCATCATTCTGACAGCAATCGATCCAGCACTCCAACCAGAATATGGTTCTGGAATGAGATATACCTCATCCTCCTCATCTACCCATGTGATCCATTGATGATGATTTCCTAGTTTCTGCCGAATATCATCAGAATCAAAAGGTTCATTTCGTTTTTCATATTGTTGTTTGATCATATGAAAGAGTCTCATGATCTGATTTGGATCTGTTCCATTCATTACAAAGTTATTAAAATGTTTCTTTTCATTTTCTGTTTTTAGACTTTCATGCCATCCTTCAAAGAAATTATCTTCAACCAGTGAATCATATGCATATTCTGGAAGTTTAGACCAGCTTCTAAAATAGCAAACATTGTTATAGATGTATCCGCTTGATGCAATCTCATGCATCATGCCTCCATCAACTGCAATCAATGCATCAGGTGTATAATCACGATACAAAGCATTGCAACCATAAACTCCTCCACATCTTCCTAATGCTTTCAAATCTAATTGAAGTCTAGATTCACCATTTCCTAATACGAAGTATTTCATTTTACATATTCATATGGTGTTTGGTCTGATTCTACTAAATCTATTGTGCCATCAAAAACATATCCAAGACCATGTAAGAACTGTTCAAAATGTTCTAGAACATCATTCAATGATTGATCTAATGGTATTCGATGTGTAATTTCAGATTCTTGTCCTTTATGATTGTTTACATATCTAAATTCAATGTATGAATTATACAGCATTATTTCCTCTCAAGCATCATTGGAAAAATAAATCCAAGAATATTTCCACATTGTTTTGCTATCTCAGCATGTTCCTTTTGCGTTCCATTTGAGGATCTCAACTCCACATAATGAATCCATGAACGAAGTGTTCCATGCATCATCAATCTGGTTTTTGTCAATCCCTCTGGAAGAACTGCTCTTGCTTGTTCCTTGGCAATTCCTTGAGCAATAGCCCAATCATAGATTTGTCTTGCCTGTTCAATCAATTCAGACTGCCGTTGATCCCATTGCCAGATGAGTTTCTGATCATCGCAATCAATAGAATTTTGTCGATTCTTTATATCCTGAATTCGACATTCTCTTTTGACAAATGTGTTTTCAATCTCATTAGGATTAGCATATCGTTGACTAAATTCCTGAAAACTGAAACTGCGATGTCGAACAATCTGATGTGCGATGTCACGTGTTGTTTCAATTTCTAGGCAAGCACTAACCATCTCGAATGGGGACCAATGCTTGTGTTTGATAAGGTAGCGTAGGAGCCTTTCGGACGTTTCAGTGTTGTGTTGGTTCGAGGGATTCGATACACGGGCACAATACGCAACGAGATCTTGGACATTTAAATCCTCCGATATTGATTGCAAAAACTCAGGTGATGCCTGAGTATAGCTTATTAGTTTAACACTCATCTGCGATTAAAATTCCTTCTTGGTGATGGATTTTGTTGACGATGTGCAAGCACTTTCTGATAAGAAAGCTCTTTGAGACGTTGATTCAACTCACCATCACGTCTTTGTAATGTTGCACAGTCAAACTCAAGCTCACGAACACGTGTCTCAAGTTGTTGTACTTTTAGAGCCAGATGATCACGATCACGAATTACATCTTCAATTGTTTGTTTTGCCATATTTCCTCTACAGCATATTGATAAGATATTGTTTGCATCTTTTTATATCAGTTTCTATAAAAGATGCATATTTAAGAATAAGATTACGTTTCTGTGGCCATACAATGTTTTCCTTTATATCACGATCAAATTGATCTAGATAACTCAGAATCTGATTGAGTATGACCATTGTTTCGAGGTGAATTTGGCCACCAAGAAATCTCTTTAATAATAGCGGATGTTGTCCTAAAACGCAAGTGAAAAGTGTATTGAAGTTGGAAGAATCAATTGATTCTGTTCTGAGAAGTTTTTCCATATCTGTCTGAAAAACATAACCAATACTCTGTTGAGTCTTTTTCCAATCAATGTAAGTCTGCTCATCATAATCACCAATCCATGCTTTTGGATTCTTGATTATATTAGCGACAAAATAGTCAAGTGTATTATCACCATACTTACGACCAATCCGATGAAAGAAAAATCTATCGTTTCTTTTAAGAAATGAAGACTTCTTTGCATTTGTTTTGCCAGAATACTTTTTAAAATCATAATGTTCTTTGGTAAAATGTAGTTTTAAGCCAAGATAGATTTTATAGGCATCCCAACTTTCCATAGCAAACATTATACTCCTTCTCAGGAAAAATGTCAAGTATTTTTATACAGGTAACTGAGAAACTTTGGGGATAAGATTGAGTTTCATAGCGTCCACTTCAATCTTTTCTTTAAGAGGTTTGGTAATAAGTGATGCCACAGTTTCTGGTTCTATTTTGTTTTCAGAACAATATTCCAGAACTGCATCAAGATATGAGATACCAGTTCGATTTACAAATTCTTCAATCTCATATGAAAATTTTTTCGCACTCATAATTTTTAATTCTTCAAACATCATTTAATTTTTCCTTTATGTTGGAGGTTTTTTGGCAGAACCTCCATAAACTGCTTATTTAGATTTTTCTCTGGCTTCAATTTCTAATGGATTATTCCAATATCCATGTTTAATTGTGTACCAAAAATAAAGAATTATAAAAACAAACCAACCATGCCTTTCATACTGCATCATATGAACTTCTTCATGTCTCCGAATATTTTCATCATCAAGTGTCTTGAAATCACGATACCATGCAGTATTTTTAGAAATGGTTATAGCAGTGAATTTTTTTGGAAAAAATACTCTCAACCATTTAGGCATTAATTCATGTTTTTTCATTTCTTGTCTTTATTATCCACAAACTCTTGAAATTGTTTTGCAACTCCTAAAATTTGTTCAACTCCTGGATAATTCTTATAGAATTTTTCAGTGGAATTCATTGCTTCTTGATACAATTTCATTCCTTCCTCTGAATTTTTTTTCATCATTTCTTCAGCTAAATAGAACTGGCGATCAAAATAGGTTTGCTGCAATTCATACATGGATACCATGTATTCTTTTGCAGTGCTCAATAATTCTTGCCGAATTTGGAATGGATTCTTGTTTACTTCTGCCATGTCTTATTCTCCTTTGTGTGTGTGAAAAAGTGTTGCCATAATTGTTTTGAAAATGTTTTTTCTTTTGCTTCTTTTCTCTTCCAGAAAATCAGCATATGCATATTCCCAATCATCTTTGTATTCTGCCTTAAAATATGATTTTAATTCAGAATTGTCATGATGTAAGCATGAAAGATCCATGTTACTTTTCCTTATGTGTGTGATGTGAATGTGGCAATTCTGTTTCTAGGTTTGCCACAAACCCACCTGCATCAAGCAGCCAAAGCTACTTGCGCAGAAGAATAATCAGAGTTGTTTGCCTCTAATTGAATTAGTGTTGGTCACTACCCTATTTGCTCTCTTTGCTATTTTCTTTTCTAGTCGAATGCCTTTACACCCCCATGTGTTGAAAAGAATATGGTGGAGGTGGCAGGAATCGAACCTGCGTGCTAAAAAATATCTTCACATGTCAACAAGCAAATTCTTTTAGCTGTTCCTTTGCAGATTGTTCTCGTTTCTGAGTATTGATGTTCCATCGACCTTCATTATTACCCAGCCATCGATGTGTGGTGCAAATGGTGCAGCGTACTGTCCTTTTTGATGCTTTTCTGCCTTTTCTTTTTTTCATAATGCCATACTGTTATCTGGATCAATCGGAATACCTTTAAACGGATCTGTCGAATTATCATTCGGCACCATACCACCATCAGGAGGCATAATTGTTAATTTAGTTCCTATTGCTAAAACACATGCCCAGTTTGTGTTATATACTTCGATGATTGAATATGTTTTTGTTTGGAAATTGTGAGCAATGATAACCTTTGCAGACATTGTTCCTTGTTGTGCTTGCAAAGTAGTGTCACCATACATTACAGGATAATCACCTCTTTGCTCCGCAATTGCTACAACATTCTGTAATGGTGCACAAAAGATTGGCTTGTTTGCCATTTGTTGAGCATAAAGTGTACTGGTTGCAAATAGTCCACTAAGCAGTAGCAGAAATTTCTTCATTTTCTTTCTCCCATTGAGTTGTAAATTCATCAATGGTTTCTACAAGAGGTTGAAGATAAGGTTTCTTTTCTTTCACAAACTCTTGAACAGTTCCATCCTCAGTTGTTGTTAGAATCACAACCTGATTGATTGGTGTTCCAGTCATTTCTTCATACATCTCTGTATAGGCAGAACCTTGAATGTAATAGTCTGTATTATATTCATCGTTTCGTTCTGACTTGGACGTCTTGAAATCAATGACAGAAAGTACACCTTTCCATTCACCAATACAATCAACACGTCCTGCCACACGGTATTTTTCGCTCCACATTGCCTGTTCTTGTAGATGAATATTATTCAGATTCTCATCCAGAACAGGCTTTAGTTGTGTGAACATACACCATGGTAGAAACTTTTGTTTATGATGTTCTATGTCACTATTATTTATATAGTCTTCACAAATCTTATGAAAAGCTGTTCCTCTTGATGCAGATGTTCTTGAAATATAATTGGCAACATCATAACCAACAGAAGCTCTCCATTCTTTCAACCATTTTTTCTTTCTTTCTGTTGCTCCTAGGACTGTGGTGATTGAAGGAAATACACCACCAGATTCAGTGAAATAGAATCGTTTTCCATCTACTGTTTTAGCAGTGGCTTCTGGTAATGAAATGTTCAGATGCTTAAACATGATAATTAATAGCCTCTCATTCCGTAGTAATAATGTATGAAATAATCTCTTTGATCAGGTACATCACGAAAGAGACATTGTGTTTTTCTCCGATCTAGATCTTCTTCAATCGGAGCATATAGTATAGTAGTATTCACAACAAGTGCAATGAGCACAATCATTATTATTTTCATATTATACTAAATGCTAATAAAAATGTCAAGGTTTATTCTTTGACAAACTTTATCTTCGTT